GTTTGTCAGTTCTCATCCGTTCCAGGGAACGTTGAAAAGTGCTTCTTATGCAGGCCAGTAAAAAGACCGCATTTGGGATGATCGCGCCTATCCCGGCCTTCCAGCATAAAAAGCATCTCCATCCATTCCACTCGATTCCGCATTGCAGTTAAATCTTCTGCCCCTGGTTTGCAGGGGATCATTGGGTCAGGTCTTTGCATCAGGAAGGCTCCGTTGGCCATGCAGTTGCAATATTAGGGTTCGCAACCGTTTCCATCACAGGCTGTCCCGCAATTGGGTTGGCAGTTTCGTTGCCGTCTTTATCCGTGATCGTTTCAGGTTCCACAACACCATTGCCGTCAGCATCAGTTTGCTGGCGCGTAATCGTTGCCGATCCAAACAACAGCTCTTTCAATGCTTCAACAGTTGTGCAAGCGTCAATTTCGGTTTGGCGCGTATTGCATGACGTACGAACTGCAGCTCTGTAGGTCTTCCAGGCTGAAGGAATGTTGGTGCTGGTTTCCTTGGCTTTGATGATGCGCCAATCAGATGGAGCGATGAACGACCCAGCAATATCGTTTTGCTTTGATTTCCACAGTGTCTTCAGACCTGTAGTTGTGACTTCAGCGCCATCAACAGTTTCTGTCTTGTCGTCTAGCTGCTTTGCAAGCGTCGGAGACCAGTAGAACCGTTGGTCATAAACAGGATCATCAACGCCCCAAGTAACCCCAATCGCATCACGATCTGCAGTGCTGCTTAAACGAAGCCAATTGGCTGGATACTGTGTGCCATTGTCTGCGGTCCATGGACGATCCATGGGTAACGCACGACTGCCGAGGTAATAGCCCATGAAAATGCAGGTGATGAACGAAGTTTAACGAGCAAGCCCGCCATTGCTGGCGAACGGGTTAGAAGCAAATGCGAGATATACGTAATTGTCGCCACTTGTGTTTTGCTCACCAGAGCCCCCTCTTACTTTAAAACCATTAGATAGAAAGTCTTTGTCTCGCGCTGCGGTTCCGCTTGTTTCAGCGTCTGAAGAATTTGGTTGGAGCCTGTTTGTTGCTAAGTTGTGAGGATCTCTAGCTGCATCATAAATAGTCCAAGTTTCACCACTTGTTGTAGTGTTTTTCACCATTAGCCATGCAATTTTAAACCCGGTATACACAAATGGACCGTCGCTACTCGATCCATTGCCGGTGTACGAACCCATTGCGCTATACCCTTCGACAGGTGCGAAGCAGTAGGCGATATAGTCAGCGGCATCCGTGCTGTATGTAAAAACTGCAGAAGTCGGTGCAGTAAAAGAAGAATTAGCCTTTGCGTTTGTATTGTTTAAATTCAAATAGTCCAATGAACCATCTATTTTTGTTGTATAAACAAGCCAATCGGTCGAATTGTCGCGATCCTTTAATATATAAAGATCCGGGGTAACATTTAATCCGTGCCCGATGCTCCCTGATGATCCTGTTCCGGTAAAGGACACAATCGAGAACCCAGCACTTGGGTTGGCCATCACCTGTGATGCGATGCTTGGGACGTTGGTTACTGATACGCCGGAGTCCACAAGCTGTTTTCCGTTAACCTCGACAGCATATAAACCAACAAAGTTAGAACCACTGTCAGAAGCATAAGCAATACTTGTAATTGATGTTTCTCCAGTAATTGTATTCCAATTAGTGCCAGACGCAATTTGAGAAGTATAATCATTGCCGTTAACATAAAATTTACCAGTAGCAGTTCCTGCTCTGTCGGCCCTAACTCTTAGGCTTGTTAGTGCAATTGAACCCCCAGGCAAAGTTACAGTAATCGTTTGATTGGCACTGCCATATCCGAGTGTTGTTAAAGAAGCATCAAACACATTTGTAACGGGATAATCACTGCGATCACCATCTTTCCCGCTACTCCACGTCTGACTCTGGTTATACACCGAGCTAGTTAATCCACCAGCAGGAATCGTGTAGCCGCCCTTATCGCTTGTATTGACCTGGAAGCCCATTCCAGAATGATTCGTGCAATACGCATACAATGTTGGTGCGCTTGCTGCAATCACAATCTGCGTATAAGCCCCAGCACTACCTGGCGTTCCAGCAGTCGTTACACCTGTTGTGTATTCCGTTCCACCGCCATGCGTTCCATCGCTAGTGGTTGAGAACCGCAAAGGATGTGTAGCGTTTGTGCTATCGGCTTGATCAAACTTGTAGGTGCTGCCTTCCGCAAGAGTTAGCGTTGGTTGTTGAGCACCATCGATGTAGAAGTTGCCGCCAGAAACAGTAACTGTATAGGTTCTGTCGCTATTAGCTCCGGCGTCCCACGCCCAGCCTGAAAAAGTTCCATTATTGAGGTTTACGGCACTACTCGATCCAAGCGTAAAGCCATCGCTAGTGAACGCAGATAAAGTATTAGTATCGGTATTTTCAGCGTTGGTTTGGTTGCTTCTTAGTCGTTTAGTGGCACCTCTTACAGTGTCAAATAGTGCATGATCGCCTGAAAATGATCTTCCTTTTATCCATGCAAAATCTGGGCTAAAACCAAGATTAGAAACACTTTGCGTTCCACCATTGCCAGTCCATAACTTCGTATCAAAATACTTACTGCCATCCGCAATCGTTGGGGTCGGTAAGTTTGCGGTGTTTAAAGACTTGTAGCCGCTTGGTGCGGCATACGCGAAGGCACGTTGGCCGAAGTTAAATATAGTGTCTCCGTTATAACCACCACTGCCTGATCTGCAATTTGCAGTCCAAGCACCCGTCAATCCCGTTGCAACAGCAGTGCCACTATTCATGGCAACACCATTTTTGTAAAAATAAAGATTGCCACCATCCATATCTAAAGCAACGCCAATCACATCACCTGACACAAAGCCATCAACAGAAGTAACCCCTCCGTTGTGGTAAAGCTGCCCGGAACCGGCGTTTCCATAAAGTGCATATTGCTGATCGTTTTCGCCTGAATAACTTGCAGCCTGAGGGCTGGTGCTGCTTTCAATGCCAGCCATCGTATAGCTAGTGCCAGCAGTAAACTCCCAGTAAACCTTTCCACTACTGGCATAAATCGTTCCAGTAGACCTACCGGAGTTGCCATTACTAACTAAATTTCCATTAGATAAAGTTTGAGATTGATTTTTTAAAGGATTAAGTGTGCAGTAGCAGCCCGTTATTTCTCCGCCCGCTCCAGAGTCTGTCTGCGTGCCGTTGGTTGGGGTGTCAACTAGGGAGTCGTTACCTGCACCTGCTGCAACACTTAAGTTATTAACAGTCCACGTATTGGCGGGGCTGACTCCACTTGTATCCGTACCAAGCGCAGCGTTTGAACTGTTGTCCGCAAAGTCGAGGTGGAAGCCGTTGTTGCTAAGGCTAACTGTGGAATCAACCAAGGCTACCCATACGCCATCAATCAGCAGCTCAATCTTTGAAAACCATCCAGGCTCGTTGCCATCACCAGTGCATTGGTAAGAAACAAATTGATTGTTAGACGGCGTAAATTCAAGAGGAACAGCGTATGCACTTGTAACTGGAATCTGAGAAGCAATGTCAACACCATTTAAGAAGACTTTCCCTGTAGGCGTATTACCGCTGCCATCATTTGCATATGTAACCATGTAGATCTTGACTTTGGTGCAAGCGATTGGGCTTGGAGGTGTAAACGTGAAGCTGCCACCTGCTCTTGTCGAAAGACTGTTGTCAAAACCATTTGTAGCTGCATATGCGGCGCTATACGCACTACCTGTTACATCACCGCTCCAAGTTCGGCTATTGTCGAACCAATCGTCAAAACCTCCGGCATATTCCTTCGGCTGCCACACACCGCTGCCATCAGTCTCACCAAAATCTGTTGCTGCTAATACTTGACCATCAATAAAATGTACGTCGGCTAGGTAGAGATCTATATACGCCGCACCGTGGCCTATCTTGTGCAGAACAGTGTTGTTTACTTGATAGTCTGTATCTTGATTTGGGTATTGCTCATTAGAAAAGTTTGTAATTTGACTGCCATTAAAATATACTTTAACCCTGTTAGCAGCAGTTGATTGGGTCGTGTCAAATGATACTACTAAATGGGAAAAACTAGCTGGGTCTCTAAATACTTGAGTGGTTAAAAGATATGCACCACCCGTCCCAGTTGTCCAGTTTACTTGAAGCTGATCGCTAGCATTTAGTTGAATTACAAACCAATTCCCTGAACCATGGTCCGCGCTAAATAGCGTTTGATCACTGCCAAGCTTTGATCTTTTAACCCAACCGCTCCAAGTCCACGTCTTGCGATTACCTGCAGCACTTGGGGTTCTATTTAGATACGCAGAATCACCGCTGTTAAACCTAAGCGAACGCTCAATGGCGTAGCCAGCACCGGCACCACCACTGGCACCGGCAAGAACGTTAGAACCAATGACGCTCATGAGTAATTAGCGGTGAACACACAGTGAATCGATGTCGCGCTACGAACGATCATGTCGATACGATCCACAGCAGAAGCAGCTGTGCTCAATGTTGGTGCGGTGCCACCAGCAAAGTCGTAATAGCTGCCATAAGCCAAAGTGCGACTGCCCGTACCGTCCTGGACAATAAAGATTGATCCGCTTTGACCGGCAACAATGTTTGTTGGGTTATCTAGCGTTCGATTTCCAGCCAGCGTTACGGTGAAGTTGTTGCTAGCGGCTAAGTCAACACTGATATTTGCTCCATCGGTCAGCGTTGTAACCTCACCGCGTTGACCGGCGGTAAACGTTTGCACCACATCGGTCTTTGCACCGTTCTCAGTCAAGTTGTCAACTGTGACCGTCTTGGTGCTGGTCGTAATCGAATCGACCTTTACCGTTCCAAACGCCATCGCTAGGTCAGCCGTAGGGCAATTACGCCAACTTTAACTGACCAGCTCTATCTGGGCACGCCTATTAAAAAGAATTGATCAGGGCTTTGCCTTAAGAGGGGATGGTTGGCCAAGTCATCGTATGTGGGAATCCATCCGCTGACGGCAAATCGCGTAACGCTTGCCTATACGTTTTCATTGCAGTGGCAACGTTCGTTCCCGTCTCTTTTGCCATAACAACAACCCAGTCAGTCTCAGCAATAAGCCTGTCACGCTCGGCACGCACAGAGGCAGCAGCTTCGCTGTCAATACGTGCCTTGTATGCAACTTCGTTGTCGGCTGCTGTCGTTACGTTGCCCTCGTCATCAGTGGTATCAGTGAAAACTGGACCAGCAATGAACTTGGTGAACCATTTGCCGTCAATCTCTTCAACACCACTACGGGTACTGACACCATAAGGAGCAGCAACAGTTGCCGCCGCTCCATTCAAAACAGCGTCATAGCCAAAGCTATTCAAGACCTCTGTGGTGATCTGTTTGGGGAAGCTGGTGTTGGGGTGCTCAGCTTTGAACTGACTGACAGTGGTGACAGCGCCTGT